CGACCCTGCTGACCAAATGACAACTCGTGTCAGATGGTTCGTTTCTCACACAAATGCATACCTCTAACCTCAAACTTGAGGGAGCCGAAATGCAAAGTTGCGTATAGTATTGAAGACCCCGATGACTCCGTCCAATGGGAAGAAGTCCTTAGGGCTTTAGTACGCGCGGTCCGGAACGGGACTCCTGAAAAGGAGACCATTTCCTGGACCTATGATCATGAGACACTCTGGAGTCCACGCTTAGTTGACACCAGAGGTTTCAAAGTGAATCAGTTCAAGTGTAGTCAGCAGACTTTCATCAGTCTGCTGGCAACACGAACATACTGGTACAAGCGCCTACCGGCTAGTGGAAGACACAGAGTCAGAAAACTGTGTCTAGACAATTCCGGAAGGCTTTTTCTTCGAGACATTTTGAACACCGTTGACGGTGTTCTAATGTCACTGATCTTTTCATTTCCCGAAATGTTTCTTAAGGAGGGCTATGCCCTTTCAGACAGAATCACTTCGAGTATAATGATGAACTGTTTCCACAATTATTCGAACTTCCAAAAGAAGATCAAAAAAGTGCGGAAAGATGTGAAGAAGGCGATGTTGTCAAAGGTAGAAATACCTATTGACGACAGCCTTCGCGATATGTCATTCCTGGTTCGTCCTCTTCAATGTTTTAATACAATGGCGAAGTCGAGCTCAAAGGAAAAGATGTTTAGGACTGCTATGTTCGTCCAAACCAGGGCTACTGGTTTGGCCGGCAAAGAGCAGGTCAATGAATCAATTGAATCTTTCTTATCTGCGGCTACGCAGAAAAGAGAGTTCAAGCCGAATAGCTTACTAGAAAGGTGTATCGATGAAGTGATTGACGAATTGCTCGCCAAACCCTTCTTGGGCACCAATCCAGAATTCAAGATGTCTATGAGCACCTCTGCATGCAGAGAGAGCTCACGGGCAAATGAAGGCAAGTTCGGGTATCTGAAGACTCTCGTTCGTGATGCGGAGGTAGTAATACCGCCGCTGAAAGAGGGAATTCCAGGTACCCTTGGAAAATGGCTATGGCCCGAAGCAGCTGAAAAGCTGCTGTCGGGTGATAGTTCAGTCATGGAAGTGAACGTCGCGGCTGTCCGTGAAAACGGAAAGGCGCGAGTGGTCACGTCAGGAAGCTTTTGGAAGGATGTGGCTCTACAACCGTTTAGCCACATCACACTCCATTTGATTAAACAGCTTGACAATCTCAGATCCGGACTCAAGGCGTCACGCCTTGGGTGGCGGTTCATTGAGAAAATTGTCAGGCAACCGAATGATAGAGGTGGGGTGAACTGGATCTTTGACTCAAAAGATCCCGTTTACCTTTACACCTCAGACTGGGCAAAGGCCACGGATGCTCCCACACCAGAAATGGGGTGGAGAGTAACCGGGCGATTATTGGAAAAAGCGGGACTAGACCAGTACTCTCTTGACGTTGTCAAGAGGTACTGGCTAGGACCCAAGAAGCTGATGCTGAGGGGAAAGTGCGTAGGTACACTGGTTAACGGTATACCTATGGGCGATCCGCTCACGAAGACGAATTTGTCGCTCGCGCATCCGATCGCTGATCGGTATGCGCGGTACATGCTCGGTTGCCTTTCGAAAGAGGAAGGAAACGGAGATGACACAGCGGCTATCAGTGACAACTTCCTTTACGGGAAGTATCATCTCGAAGCAGCAGTAGCGCTTGGATATGAAGCGTCTCCCCAAGATGACGTAACCACGACAGATTGGGGAACATACGCAGAAGAATGGTTCCATCTCCCGACTTCGAACATAAACAGTACGAAGTGGGGAAATCGGTTCAAGAATTCATTGCTCTTGCCGTACCTAGACACCCCCAAAATTCGGGTGTGTATAGGAACGCAAAAAGACAGGATTGACTTCTCATCAGATCCAACAGGAAAAGTTACACTGTTAGGTCATGATCAGGAGTACTTCAAGCTTAGTGATCCTGGACCACATCACACGATCTATTCGATCGCGTCTGCGTTCCAGGACATTTGTTTATCGACAATCGACGACCACCGTCCTCTGTTTTTACCGAGGCAGGTGAATGGTGTTGGAAAACCACCACCACAATGGTCTGTCGAGTCTTGGCTGAATATCATTTCCCGAAGTAGAACTTGGCACGCCAAGTACTACATCGCGGCAATGAAGGAATTTTGCGAGGGAACTAGGGGTGTCACGGGTTACCGTGGTACCCTCAAAGAGTCAAACCACTTCTCCTCGGAGACGATGGTCGAAATCTTTGAGATCCCTCTCGATGATCCAATCAGGAGGCTAATCGTTGTGCCCGCCGAAGCGCACGCCGAATGGCCACCTGGTGTTTTGCAAAAGTTGGTAACCTTGGGCTACTTAGTTCCAGAATCTAAGTTGGCCAAGTATTACCTATTCCAGGAAAGGCTAGAAAACCTTGAACAAGATACGAAACGTGACTTGTTCGAGGTAGTCAAAGCCAAAATGATCAATCTCCCTGACATCGACTCTGTTGAAAACAACAGGGTGGTTGTAAAGAGATTTGTGAAAGAATTCAGAGATTACCCCTTCCTACTGAAAGGTAGGAGAGAGGAAAATCTCTACGCTGCCGCGGCGATCGACGGACTTGAGAAAGGAAATCCACTGACGGTTCCTCACTCATTCCCCCTGATCTCCAAATTTTGCAAGAGAATCAGACCGTCCACTCCTTACGAAGAGGATGGCCTAATACTCTACCAATGGTTCATGGGTGCGTTTAAGGCAAAGCTGAAAGGCTGGCCAATAGATGCACCACCTACTGATATACTCGAAGACGACCCCGTGATGATCCAAAAGATCAACGCAGGGGGCGCCGACGTGTTCTTGCTTGTTACAGATGACGTGAAATTGTACAGATTAGCTCTGAACAAATTCCCGGACACCTGGATTTTCCGAGTTAGCCCCCTTGAGTATCTTCAATCAAATACATGGTTGATAGAACAAAAGGGTGCTGATGCTGATTTCGATGAGGAACTGACCGAACTCTTTCAACAAGAATTCGGAAAAGAAAACTTTACCGTCGAAGCCTTGATTGACAAGGGTTCGGTGGAAAGCTACCTCAATAAGTATTTTGAAGCGGAAGGCGGAGTCTACTGGCAAACAGTAGGCATCCCCTGGCGCAAATCAATCAAGCGTTCCAACATGGAGAGGAAACCTAGACACGGTTTCATCAACACGCCGGAACTGAAGAGTTTTAAAGATCTTAGGTGGCCACTTTCCTTTATGGGAAGAGACACTCACCTTATCTTTAAACAATCATTGCAGACCTCTTGACCCCCTTTATCGAAACAAAGGTAAGGGAAGAGGACAAGTCGGGTCGAACTCACAAGACCTACAGGTGGGTTAGGGCGAACTTTCGCTCAAGCCCCCCACATGGTCGAACGGCTCCCGTGAGTTTTTTTGCATAAACGACCCTGCTGACCAAATGACAACTCGTGTCAGATGGTTCGTTTCTCACACAAATGCATACCTCTAACCTCAAACTTGAGGGAGCCGAAATGCAAAGTTGCGTATAGTAT